AAATGGTTTACGAGGATATATTGCCTCAAACTTTTGATGACATAGTTCAACATTTCGATACGAACTGGAATATGGCGACTTCAGGTGGACACAGAACATGGGCGAGAGTTTCAGCATCTTCATTTGGGATATCTGAGGACACAAAAGGCAAAACAGCATTCATAGATATGGTGCTAGAAATAAAAGCATTAACAGACAATTAAAAAAAATGTTATAATTATATTATTAGTCATTAAAAATTAAAAATCATGAGCGAAATTATTGGAAAAGAAATACAACTTGGTGTAAAGGTAGAAGGCACAAGAGGAACTGCTGAAACAGTTGCATCAAAATGGGTAAAAAATGTTACAGCAGACATTTTTGCAAGAGTTGAAAAAGTTGTTGATGACAACTCTCAAGGAGTTTTAGAGGACTCTTCTCAAACAAGAGTAATCAAGAAATGGTTCGATGGAGACCTTGCTGGAATAGTTCATGCAGATGCTATTGGATATTTTTTCGAGCAAATATACGGCCAATCAACTACAACCACAGTTGAAACAGGAGAAGTTTATTCTCATGCGTACTCTGTTTTACAAAATATTGAACATCCAACACTTTCTCTCTTTGCAAAGGATGGTGGAGTTAGCCAAGAGGTATTTAGTGGTGGGGTTGTTAGCACGCTAGAGCTGACTGCGACAACAGACGACTTCTTAAGATTCAACACAAACCTTATGGCTAAAGAAGCAACAACAAACACCGATACTCCTGCATACGCAACAGATTATGATTTTATTGGTAAAGACATCATTATAAAAATAGCCTCAACAGAAGCAGGGCTATCAAGTGCGACTGCATTAAAAGCCAAAGATTTAGGAATCACTTGGGACACCGGCGCAACAGCTGACTATTGTTTTGGATCATACTCACCAAGCGATGTATACAATCAAAAAATGATGATTGAAGGCACAATAACTAAAAACTACATAGACGACACGTTCAAAGACCTGCTAACAAGCGACACAGCTGTATATATGGAAATTGCAATCGTAGGAGAGACAGTTCTTGAAGGTTCAAATTCACCAGAAATAAAAATCCTGTTAAATAAAGTTCAGGTTCAGGACTGGGACAGATCGGGTGCAAATGATGACATAGTAACTGAGGAAATCACATTCAAGGCCTTATACAACAACGCAGACTCACAACAGTCAGAATTAACACTACAAAACACAACAGCTAGTTATTAAAAATAATATAATCAATTATGCAATTAGAATTAAAAGATTACAAAGTAGAAATAAAAGACGAAGTAACTTGGGGAGACTCTCAAAAAATTGAAGACTCAATATTTTCATCAGCAAAAATGAAAGGAGACAGGACTGGGGAAATGAGATTTGATTTTGATGGATCAGCCATTCTAAAAGCAAAGTATATTGCAATGAAATGTGTGATAATTAAAATTGAAAAGGATGGTACTGAAATACCATTTACCAATGAATGGGTAGACAATCTTTCTTTAACAGACGGGGATAAACTTTATTCAGCAGTAGAGGAAGTTACAAAAAAAAAATAACAATTGACGGTTCTTCGTTAAAAAAACAACTTCAAGGCAAAAAACAACTGGATAACATACTTGTTATGGAAATTCTATCAAAGACTTATGGGTGGACTCCTAACCAGATTAAAGAGACAGACATGAACGAAATTCTTCAATATTTAAGTATCATTAAAATGAGAAATAAATTAGAGGAAATAGAATATAAGAAAAATAAAAAATAATGGCAACACAACAACTAAGCATCATACTGGATTTGCAAAATAAAGCCTCAGCTAAATTGGATGCTTTTAATAAAGACCTAAAAGGTTTTGACTCTTCTTTTAGAAAAATGAGGAACATAGGTACTGGAGCTTTTGTTGCTATTGCAGGTGCAGTAGGATTTGCAGTTAAAGAGTTTTCTAAATTTGAACAGGCAGAGGTAGCCTTTACTTCTATGCTTGGATCGGCTGAGGATGCAAAAGATATGATTAAAGACCTTGCAGACTTCTCAGCAAAAACTCCTTTTCAATTTGAAGATATAGTAAGTGCTACAAGAACACTTCTTGCTTTTGGAATTGAATCTGACGATGCAAAAGAAAAGTTGAAATTCTTAGGAGACATCTCAGCAGGTGCGCAAGTACCACTAGCTGACATGGCTCAAATCTTTGGAAAAATTACGACAAAAGGGAAAGCGATGACAGAAGAGATTATGCAACTGTCTGAAAGGGGTATTCCCATTATAGACGAGCTAGCAAAACAATTTGATGTTACAAAAGAAGCAATATTTGAAATGGCTTCAGAGGGACAGCTAACAGCAGACGTAGTAGAAAGTGCCTTGCAGAGAATGACAGAAAAGGGTGGTATTTTTGAAGACCAAATGGTAAAGCAATCACAAACTGTTGCAGGGCAATTCTCAACAATGAAAGATAATTTAACATTATCTATGGTGGCTATTGGAGAAATGTTTGCTGACGAATCTGTTGTAATAATTAGTGCAATAACAAAAATAGCTAATTCGTTTAAAGAGTTTGCAGAATCAGGGAATCCTTTTATAGAAATTGGTATAAAAGTGGCGTTAGTATTTTCAGCATTATTAGCAATATTTGGACTTGTTGGGCTAACAACTCTTATGCTTTCTAAATACTTTATAATTCTTGGAGGTATTTTCGGTGTAACAGGAACTGCTGCCTTAATTATGATGGCTAAAATATTTTTGATAGTTGGGGTTATTGTTATAATTATCGCTTCAATATGGAATTTATATAAAAACTGGGATTTAGCAGTCGGCGCAATGAGAATAGTCTTTGTGACAATGGCTAATGTAATTGGATCAGTATTTGAATCAGTAATAAACTTTATTATTGCAGGAATAAATACTGCTATAGATGCAGTTAATTTACTTCTTCGTAAATTAGCTAAAATACCCGGAGCTAAGAAAATAGGAATTTCGGAGTTATCAAACGTCGATAAACTTTCACTTGCTGAGCATGACACAGGTGCTATGTATAATGACCTAATAGAAACACCAAGACCACAGGGAGGTGGAAACGTCGTAAACATAACAGGTAATTCATTCATGGGAGAAGAGGAAATGGCAGAAAACATAGGCGATACCATTATTCAAAAACTCCAAATTAACACGTTAATATAATATGCAAATTTTAATTGATAGCGTAGACAAAACAGAGTCAGTTTTAAGAAAATCTTTAAATGTAAGGAACAGAATAAACGACAGAGCAGACGAGTGCAGATTTACAATAAAGAAAAAAACTACTACACCATACAGACCTGATTTAAATGATGAGGTTATTATTACTAATGATGGAGTTAGAATATTTGCAGGTGTAATTATTACAATCGAGGAAGTGGCAAGTGCCGGAAACATTATTGAGTACTCTATTGTTTGCACAGATTACGCTCATTTTTTACAGAGGAGACTTGTTACAGAACGATACGAAGATACAACAGCAAGCGCAATTATAAATAGTTTAATTTCTACATACACAAGTGATGGATTCACAACAAACGGAGTTACGGTTTCAAAAGAAATAACATCATTTTCATTTAACGGTTTAACAATCTCAAAAGCATTAGAAAAACTAGCCAAGAGTTTAAATGCTTTGTGGTATGTAGATTATAATAAAGACATACACTTTTTCTATAGAAATTCAGAGCCTGCGCCTTTTCAATTAACAGATACATCAGGAAATTATATATACAACAGCTTAGTAATTAAAGAAGACATAACTAAATTAAGAAATTCAATTACAGTTAGGGGTGGAACTAACCCATCAACGGTCAGCAGAGAAAAGGTAATAATTTCACAATCGAATGAGCAAGACATATGGCCAGTTGGATATAAATTTGCAATTAAACCTGTTGTGTTAGTAAATGATGTGGCTCAGGTTGTAGGAGTGGAGTTTCTTGATGATGATAGTTTATTCGATTGTATGTGGTCTTACACAGAGAAGTACATTAGATTCACAACAGGAAATATTCCGGCAGTTGATGACGAGATTAAAACTCAAGGAAAAATTGAAATACCAGTTATTGTTAGAACTCCAAACAACGGTTCAATAGAAGAGTATGGAGTATTTGAATATCAAATAAATGACGAAACAATTGCAACAAATGATGAGGCGATCGAGCGAGCAGTAGCAGAACTTCAATCATACGCAAACGAGTTGCACGAAGGTCAGTTTGAAACATACAACAACGGACTTAGATCCGGACAAATACTAGACATTGTTTCAACCGAAAGAGATAAAGCAATAAGGGTGGTACTCCAAGACGTAAGATTAAGCTCAACAGACCCAGAGGGTAATGTTTTAAGATACAAAGTCAGATTTGCAACACTAAAAACAATAGGTGTTATTGAATTTCTACAAAATAGTTTAATGAATGAAGAAATAATTGAGGACGCGTCTGAAACTTTGTTAAATTATATTCAGCAACCCGAAGATGTTGTTTCATTTTCTGATGATGGGGTGCAGGAAATAACAATTAGGTCTGCGCCTTACAACTGGTCAAATGATGCCGGCACAACTCCAAACCGTTTCATTTGGAACTTTTCGACATGGTCGTAAAAATGTTATAATAAAAGTATGAAATTAAAGTTTGATTCTAAAAAGAAAAAAACAACTGACAAAGGCGTTGAGGTTTATGAGGTTGATAAAACTGTTAAAGTTATTCCTTCTGATATTTTAAAGGCGATTGTCAGTAATCAAAAGGTAATAGAAGTCTATACAAAAAAGAATATTGAACTACAAACTCTATATGAAAAAATTACAGCCTAACAAAGAAATATCAGGGACAACGGGAAAGTATCGCATAGTGAAGTTATCTGCCGATACAGGGGCAATTTTGAGCGAATCAGAGTGGCATGAGAACATAGTTGTGTCATCAAATGGTTACGGAAGGAACTTATTGGCAAGACAGATGACGGGCAATAATACATACTCAATTGTAATAGACGAAATGACATTATCAACAAACGACACAGCTCCAACAAATGCAGACACTTCATTAGGGGGGACTGAGGTTAATGTTCCGATACAAATACTTACTCTGTCGACTTCAGGGCAAGCAAATGTTATTGAATTTTCAGCATTCTTTACAGACGGGGAATTACCAAACAACACATATCATAAAGTTGGAGTAAAAATGGATGGTAGAATTTTTACAAGCGCGTTACTTCCCACCTCTGAAACAAAAGATACGGGACAGGAATATCGCGTGGATTATCAAATAACACTTAATTAAACATTATGCCAATATCAGCAGGACAAAACGGAGTAGCATCAGACTTTATAAACGAAAGTCAAAAAGACGCAACACCATCAAATGATGAGGGTCGTGTTCCTAAACTTGAAATTAGTGGGAAAGTTTCGGCTAAATTTCTTTCTTCAACTGAATCAGATATAGTTTTAGGAGAAACTATTGATGGAACTACTACACCAAAAGCTTGTTTTATTAGTGAGGGGAATGATGAGCCTTTTAAATTTATTGAAAATACAGGAACTACAAACGCCGTAGACAACAGGCTAGATGGTAGCGGGGTTTATAACGCGTGGACTGCACAAACATTTAATACTGGAAATTATAACCGTATTAACAAACTATATTGGTATGTTGATAATTATGGTATTAGCAGTGGTGATAGTGTGGCTTATTATGTTTATGCAACTGATGGTTCTGGTAAGCCTACTGGTTCAGCACTTGTTTCAGGTGGGAATAATGGTGCTTGGTCAGGAGTGTTTAGTTTTGCTGATTTAAC